CTGTTCAAGATTCGACCGGGTGACCCTGATTTTGGTGACGATGCTGGCGGTTGGGCTGCAGGAATAGATGTCGAAGACGATGAGGCATGGGAAAGCATTCTCAAAGGCGAAAGAAATGCATTTTCAATCACAGCACTTGGCATTTTGGAACCTGACAATCCGGCGGACTTGGAAGCCCTTACAAAAGGTGAGAAACGAGTTGATGAAGTACCCGGTAGAATTAAGGATTTAAAAGTGCTTGGAATCTCCCTTGTAGCACAAGGTGCCAACAGAAGGGAGATTGCTTTTATAAAGTCATATGAACCTGTTCAAGAAGGAGGTGAAAAGGAGATGATTGATGAGCTTGAAAAGAAAGCTTCAGGTGCTACTGATTTGCCATTAGCTGACGAATCAAGACCATGGGACAAAACAGCGGCTATCAATCGGGTCAGAAAATGGGCAAGCAAGGATGGTTCAGGTGATAAAGACAAGATTGACTGGGCTAAGTATCGAAAAGCTTTTTTCTGGTATGACGAAAACGACCCGGAGAATTTTAGCAGTTACAAACTTCCGTTTGCTGATGTAATAGACGGCAAACTATATGCAATTCCACGTGGCATTATGGCAGCAGCTGCAGCAATACAAGGTGCTCGTGGTGGTGTTGATATTCCAGAAAAGGACAAAGAAGCTATCAAACGTAAAATAGCAACTTATTACAAGAAGATGGGCAGAACACCGCCATGGGAGCAAGAAAAAGAAGTAGAAAAGGGGCTTATGATTCAGCTAAAGAAATGGATACACTTGCTTNTCCNTGGTGATATTCGAGAAGTCGAAGGAAAGGAGGTTGAAGATAGCATGACCTTAGAAAAAACAGCACAAGAACAAGAAAACGAACATGTTATCGAAAAAGTCGGTCGCAAGATAGCGGCTGCAAGATTGGGACGTATTAAAAAAGTGGTAGCAACTCTGGAAGAAGCCTTATCAGAGCTCAAAGGCTTGATTGATGAAGTTGGCGATGATGAAACAAATAGCGAAGATGAAGAAGAAAATATTGAAGAGGCAAGAAAACGCAAAAAGAAACAAAATGAACAAGATACGAACGAAACTGACAATGTAGAGGACAGTTTTGGAAAAGCTTTTGAAAAAGCTGTTCCACGATTACAAGAGCTTATAAAAAGTGACTTGATTGAGGTTGTAAAAAGCATAAAAGACGGTTTGACGGAAAAACTTAACGAACTTGAAAAGCGGGTTGAACAAATTGAAAAAGTTCGTGGAATAGGCAATGCAATTCAAAAAGAGGTTACAGAGACAAATAGCAAAAATTTTATCTGGAGTTTTGATTTAGCTGAGGAATTAAAAAGAAAACAAGGAGGTAGATATTAATGACAAACGAAGCTTTACTTCAAAAAGCATTTATAGCAATCAGTGATTTGGCACCTGCAGGTGTATTACCTGAGGAGCGTGCTAAACAGTTTATTGAGGACGCAATTGCAGTCGGAAAGATAATCAAAATGGCAGACGTAAAGACAATGAGCTCTCATACTGGAAGATATCCAGCTATTAAGTTTGGTACAAGGATTCTCAATGCTGGTGTTGAAGGTTCAAGAGCTTCAACTCAAGCAAAACCGACTACAAGGCAGATTTACCTTGAAACAAAGCTTTACAAAGGCGAAGTTCCATTGTCTGATGAAGTATTAGAGGACAACATTGAAGGTGAAAGGTTCCTTGATACCTTACAGAAACTCATTGCTGAAAGAGTAGGACAGGATTGTGAGGAAATAGCTTTGTATTCTGACACAGCAAACACAACAGATACAACACTTGCACAATTTGATGGTCTTTTAAAAACAGCAGGACATGTTTATGATGCAGCTGGTGCTGAGTTGACACTTGACTTGTTTGCAACAGCGTTACAACAAATACCTTACGAATATAGACAAAGAAAAACTGAAATGGTAGCATTTGCTTCACCGAGCGTTGAAGAAAGAATAAGAGTGACAATGGCTAATAGGTTTACACCATTAGGTGACGTTATGTATACTGACAATCAACAAGTTAAGTTGTTAGGTGTTCCTGTTGTTGATACTACACTGCCTGAGGACACAACAAACAAGACAGGTACAATCCTTGTAACATTCCCGAAAAATGTCCTTGTTGGGTTCTGGAGACAGGTCAAGATAGAACCATGGCGAGACCCACGAGAAGGAGTACTTTACATCATCACAACTGTGCGATTTGCAGCAACTTATTACAATCCTGACGCCGTATTGAAGATTGTTAACGTCAAATATGCATAATGGATGAGGTGTGAGCAATGCTTATAAGGCTGAGGGATGATGCAAAGCATCTGAGCTATGCATATGGAAATTTGCTTTTTAGAAAAGGCGAAAAACAAAAGGTAAATAAAGAGACCGGTCAGTATTTGCTTTCGACCGGTCTCTTTATTGCTTATGAAGACGAAGAAGATAATCAATCGGCAAGCAAGAAGAAAAATAAATGAGGGGATAATAAATGGCTTATTGCACTGTTCAAGATATACGGGCAGAGGGCATAACGATTGAACAGGCGCCAGATGATAGATTGCAAATGTTAATTGACTTGGCGACACGTTATATTGACAAAATCACGGGCTGGTGGTTTGAACCACGGCAAACAACGTTGTTGTTAGACGGTACAGGGAAACCAGAATTGCTTTTGCCGATTTTCCCTATCACAATAGATACAGTCTATATTAATAACATTCCACTTAGGACAGAGGAATACATTGTTTACAATCGTTTGGTGCCAGACGATAGATATAATCCCAAGATAGTACGACGTGGTTTTGCAGTGTATCCACCGCCACCTTGGACTGATGGATGTATGCAACCTGTTTGGCTTCGTGGGAGACAAAATATCAAGGTTGTAGGTACTTTTGGATTCTGCGACCAAGATGAACAAGGAAACTGGATAACCCCACCGCTTATCAAAGATGTGTGTAAGAGGCTTGTAATCAGGGATTTACCTTCACTTGGGCAGGACAGCGAAGCAAGAAAGAGAAGTTATATTGTATCAGAGAGTACAGAGGGGCATAGCTATTCGCTATCAAAGCTTGCGACAAGTGGTGGGTTAACAGGTGACCCGGCAATTGACGAGGTTTTGAGACATTATACACGAACACGCTGGGCGGTGGCATAAGATGAGACCACTCAGACTTGAACGAATACCAGTTAAAATAGCTAAACTTGATAGGACTACTACAACATGGGATGCAGATTTTAGAGAGCCGGTAGGGGCTGAAAAGTATCTGCCAGAGCAAACAATAAATGTGCAGGTGCGATTTACAAGAGCAGGACAAATGAATATTTTGCCTACAGGGCAAAATCCTCTGTGGGATGGTTATTTAGTGCTTTATCCAGAAGAAGTTAAAAACATTCAAATTGGTGATAAAATAACACAAATTACAGAAATAGCATGCGAGGCGTACATTACAGAAATAAGACCAATTGCTTATTATGGAAACAAGCCGACTCTATACAGAGCTTATTTTTCAGAACGGCAAAAGGCGTGATATAGATGAGTTTTGAACTTGTAGGTGAATGGGGAAGGTTCAAAAGATTTGCAGCTGAAATGAAGGATAAAATGCCGATTGCAATTAAGTTTGGATTGGAGCGTGTAGGTCAGAAGGCAAGACGTGATTTAGTAATGGGAATACAATCAAGTGCACCGGGAGGTCAACCTTATACGCCTAACCATCCATTTACAATTGCACGTAAGGGTAGTAGCAAACCGCTTATTCATCATGGTGACTTGTTAAATTCAATCAATTATCACGTTATTAGTAGCAATGCAGTTTTTGTTGGCATTAAGCGTGGTGCAAAGCGACATGGGAATTTAGACACAGTGAATCTTGCAGAAATACATGAGCATGGCTGTGTAATCAGGGTAACGCCCAAAATGAGGGCTTATTTACATGCACAAGGGCTACATCTTAAGAAAGATACTCAGTATATCAGAATTCCACCAAGACCAACATTTGCGCCTGTATGGGAAAAAGAAAAAGACAATTATGCAAAGCTTATGTATGAAACAATCATAAGGATGGCGGTTAAGTTATGATAGCTGAAGTTTGTAAAGCAGTTTTAGACATTTTTAAGACGGAAGTTTATAGCAATACAGTATTTGCAACGCACATGGACTATATAGAGCTGGCTAAATTGCCAGCTCTTATTTTATACTGGCCTGAAGCAACAGAATGGCGAGTTGTAAACACTGATAGAACAGTTACAAAGAACCCAGACAGTACAACAACAATTCAACCTGCTCCACAACTTTTTAATCTTACGTTTGAATGTGAAGTTTTAGCAGAAACACTGGCTGACCTGGGCTTATTAGAAGATAAGCTTCAAGCACTTTTTAGAAATAAGCCTTACTGGCTAATAAATGGTATTGAATATCCAGCAAGGTTAATTAGTTTAGCAACAGGTATAACAAGGCAAGGTGAACAAGTAAGACGAATTGTTGCACGCTTCATGGTCGAAGGGATTGAATTTTATCCTGCTACTTACACAGGCAAACAAGTGCTTGAAGCAGATTACAACTTTAGTGAACTCAATTCAACTGTCAATGAAGCTAAAAAGGAGGTGTTTTAATTGCCTATTATACGCAATGTTTTTGGTGGCACCTTAACTGTAAACCTGTCAACAAGGACATTACATCTTTTGCCGGATGAAACTGTAGATATTACAAATGACGAACTGAAAGCAATTTCAAACTTGATAAATGCACGGTATTTGGCAGTTGTAGAGACAACAAAGTCAGAAAAAGAAAAGGGAGGTAGTCAATAATGGCTCAGTATTTATCACCCGGACATTATGTAGTTGAAAGAGCTCCTGAAACTCCGACAATAGCAGGAACCTCTATAAGCACAGTCGGTTTGGTAGGCGTATGTCAAAAAGGGCCAATTGGGAAGCCAACACTGATTACAAACTGGACAGAGTTTGTAAATGTGTTTGGCGGTTTGTATGACAAAGGCTGGGTTGGTTATGCTGCATATTTAATTTTCCAAAATGCAAATGGTGCAAGAATTTATGTGGTCAGAACAGCACACTATACAAATATTGACGACGCAAGCACATTAGTAGCCAAGAAAGCAACAATAACCATTAAGGATAGAAATACTACAGCAGCA